GATTTCGTCTTTCTCTGATTGTTGCAAATCGCGCTTCTTGACCTTCTGCTCTTGGATGATTGCATTTTGAATCATCACTTTGAGCTTGACGGCTTCCTTCGTGCGCTCTTCACCTTTTGGTGTAGCAATGTCACTCAAGCCAGCATCATTCAACAAATCTTTGAAGCGTGAAGCGTCAATCTTTGCTGTGACAATTTTTTCTTTATGCTCTGGCGTTTCGCCAAGCATGTAGTATTTTCTGAATGTGGACTCAGTCAACAAGCCACGGCGAGCTGTAAGGTCGTCCTTGTTCCAAAGGTCTGGATTCATCTCAAGCTCAAACAGCGTGCTTGGGTCATCAGCCTTTGGTGGGTTCAACATGCGAGCGCGGTCTTCAGGCTTCAGCTCTGCCCATGTCGTTGCAGGAATGTCTTTCCAGCCGCCCAGCTTTGAGTGTGCAATGTCGTAGGCGCTGTTGAGCTTGGTGGTGTAGTCCTCGCGCTTGATGGCCTCGTCTTCGCTCCACTTGTTCTTGATGCGCTGGCGCGTCATGTCGCGAATCTCTGGGTCTTGAATCTGGTCAGCTTCAGTCAGCATGCCAGACAACGAGCGCGTGCCAGTGATGCTTGCTTCGAGCTTGTCAAGCCGACTCATCCAACCACTCTCGTACTTGGCGAACTTCTCTGGGTTGCTCTTGATGAGTTTCTTGTACTCAGCGCGGCGCAGGTCGAGCAGCTTCTCTGGGTCGTTGCCAGCTTCTGCAAGCAATCGCTTGGCCATCTCTGGGCCTTGGTTGACCGCAGTGTCAAATGCAATCGCACGCATCCTTGGGTCGAGCTTGTCTGCATCGATTTTGTCCCAGTAGTTCTTGCGATAGATTTCCTTTGCCTTCTCAGGTGTCAGGTCTGCAATGAACTTGCGCTGCGAGTCAGTCATGTCTTTGGCCGCGACACCAAAATATGCCGAGCCGTTGATGCCGTATTTTGTCGGGCCTTTGCCAGCATCGTCTGCGACATATTCGCCTTCAACGTCTTTTGACATTGTCCAGTTGGCTGCGCTTTCAAAGTCTGTACCTGTTGGGCCACGCGAGTTGAAGATTTTGTCGCCAGCACCTGTGGCCACTTCTTTGGTGTAGCCAGCATCGATTTGCTTGTACAGGTTCTGAGCTGTCTTCGGGTCAACGTCACCAGACTTGTAAGCGCCATCTAGGAACTTGCGAGCCTCGATGAACTTGCTGTTCAACATCATGTCTGTGATAGCGCCGCTTGCAACATCGCTGGTGAACTTCTGCTTGGCTTGCTTGACTTGTTCAGAGTCTTGAGCGACACCATCTTTAGCAAAGTCGTCAACAATGGTTTGTAGCGCCGTGGCGACACTTGATGTGTATGGGTTGTTTACACGACCAGTAGCATCTTTTTGGTCGCGCATCTGGTACGACTTAACAGCCAAATCTCGCAAGTTGCCAACATAGGCTTGTGACTCTTGCTTGTCGTACTGTCGAATCTCTTTGACAGCATGCACATCCATCTGCCCTTTGAATTGCAGCATCTGGCGGTCGATGGCTTGCGAGAACATCTTGCGCTGGAAGTCATTCTCAAGGCCAGCCTCTGCATCCTTGCGAGCCTTAATCATGGCCTCTTGCGTTGGCGCGTAACGGTTCTTGGCGTTTACACCTTGAGCGGTTGTGAGGTAGCCGCTCTCCTTGTTCATCAGGATTTCTTGAGCCTGTGCGCTGAATGCGGTGACCATCGACTTGGTGTTGGCATCATCCAAATCGTTCTGGATGCTTTGGCCAATCTTCATCAAGGTCGTGCCAGCAGTGGTCATGCCAGAACCCATCTTCTGCATTTGCTCTGGCGCAAAGTTCTTCATTGGCTCCACGCCAGCGGCAGTGAAGTTTGGCATCTGAGCCGCATCGAGCGACTGAGATGGTGTGTCAAGCATTGGTACGGTTGCCATCTTTATTTCCTTACGGTGCTTTGCTGGCCAGCCAGTTTTCGTATGCGGCCATGCGCTTGTCTGAGTAGTAGGCCGTGGCCACTGCGCTTGCACTGCCAAGCAGTGAGCTTGTTGAACTCATGAATGGGTTGATGGTCGATGCGCCCATGCGAGCGTTCTCGGCCGACACGCCAGCCATCATTGCTTGGTTCTGCGAGTTGACTGCTGCCATGCGCTGCGCTTCAGCCGCTTGAACAGAGCGAGCGTTGATGGTGTTCACGTCAACCTCTTTGATGAGGTCGGTTGTTGCGATAACGTCAGCAGCAGAGCCTACGCCAGCCTGAATGCCGCGAGCTGCCATCGATGCGCGAGCTGCACCTTTGACGTTGCCAGCACGCATTGTGACCGCTCCAATCTGGCGTTGGCCAGACTCCAAGATGGTCTGCGCGGTGAACTCAGCGTTCTTGGCGTTAAGCTCAGACATCGACTTTTGGAAGTCCATGTTGAGAGCCTGAGATTCAAGCTGGTACTGCTGTGTCTTTGCGGAGTAGTACGCGCCAATGGCGCTGCTGGCCATACCCGCAATCGCAAGTATTGGCCCGACAGTCTTAAACATGTCAGCCGTGCTGGCCTGAGATGAGCCTTCAGGTTTGATGCTGCTCGTCCAGTTGGCCCAAGAAGGTGTTGACCTTTTGTCCATAGCTATTCTCCAATGCGTTCAGGTTATCTTTGAGGGTGTTTTATACGGTCACCATTAAGCACCCAGAGCCACTTCGACAGTCAGGCCGACCACCGTGAGAGGCAGCGGGTCTTGCTGGCGAACGTAGACTTGGCCGCTGTCGGCCCATGATGGTGTGAGCATGACCATGATTTCTTGGGTCTTGAGCGCAGGTGGCTCGCCGTAGTTCTCATTGGTACGCTGCTTGGCTTCGGTGAGGTTTGCCTCGTCTGGGCCAATGAAAATGCCTGACGACTTGAACACGCGCAGCCACGCCTTGTTGACGTTTTTGTAGCGACCTTGGCCAAAGCCAGCATCGACCTGCAAGGCCACTGGCAGGGTCTGCAAGTCAGAGTCGTATGGCAAACCAATATGCACCTTTGCTGCGGCGCGTTGCAGGGTGATAGAGCCGCTGGTCACGACCAACTGTGGATGCACAGCGCCATCGGCCAAGATGCTCACGGTCTTGCCTTCGAGCCAGCTCAAGCCGCTGATGGTGTTGCGAGCAAACGACCAATCGGCTGTGGCGTAGTTACGCAGGTGTGCAGGGATGGTCTTGTCAACGCGAACCTTGGCCACCGTGGTTGACGTGGTCGAGACAATGCGTGCGATGTACTTTGTGCCATCGGTGTCAACGTAGACGATTGCGTCACCCACATCGCTTTGTGTTGGGTAAACAAACTTTGCAGCCGATGCTGTGAGCGTCAGCTCTTCGCTTGGCCCCCACGTTGTGCCGCCAGACACAGTCATTGTGGTGGCCGTGGTGTTTGTGCCATCGTATGTTGCGCCAGAGTCAACAAAGAATGCGTCTTCGAGGTTTGCAAACTGGCGCGAGTTCATGCGCTCAACGTAGCGAACGTCACTGCCATTGATGTTGCGCTTGACCACAACGTACAGCACGTCTTCCATACCCTCGGCAACGACAGCACAGGACTCAAAAGTGCCATCGGTGTCATGCCAGTGCCATGCGCCAATCTGCTGGTCTGGCACATAGGTCAGGCCAATCAGGTTGCCAGATGACGACACGAACCAAATCAGAGGCTGTGGAGCCTTTGAGTAAGCCATGTCGGTGATGTCGTAGTTGTCGAACAGGTGAGCCGCACGCAGCGACAGGTCACCAGTCACGAAGCCGCTCGACTGCCATGAGTAGCCCAGCTCTCGGATGTGGCCACCACGCGCAGCGCAGTACACCAACGAGTTGTTGATGATGACAGGCTGCACGTTGGATGCGCCAACGTATGACTGTGGGCGCACAGAGATGGATGACGGCGTGATGGCATCCGAGTTGACGGACGACACGCGCCACTCAGCAGAGCCTGTGAGCAGCAAGAGCTGGGTCAGCGGCACGATGTGGCGAATGGTGTTGGCTTCGCGAGCGGCCACCTTGAACTTGATGCGGTCATCATCGCGCACAGGCAAGCCGTAGCTAAAGTTGGACTCAGTGCCTGACTTGGTCATCCAAATCGTCTGTGGGTCGTTTGTAGTGCCAGCAAAGCAGCGGCGCTGCTCGAAGTACGACACGGCGCTTGGGTAGTTGCCAGAGCTTGTGAGGTCTGAGCTGTACAGCGGAGGCGTGACACCGAGGTCTGGCGCGATGTTGTCGTCAACGATTGACGTGCCAGTGGTGTTGCCAATGTAGCCGTAGATGCCGCCTTGCAGCTTGTAGACGTAGTAGCGTGCAGCACCAGACACGGCGCTCCATGAGATGGTGTTGTACGCGCCAGTCACATAGATGTTGGTCGACACGGTTGCAACGGACGATGCGACAGACTGGCCAAACAGGTCGTCAGTCAGCGCTGTCACAACGTAGCTCACGTCTTGGTATGTGTCGGCGTTCACTGAGGCTGATGCTGGGATGTACTTGACAGCAGACACACCAGTGGGCGCAGACAGGGGCGCAGAGAAGCTGATGGAGGTCAGAGTCCAGTTGGTAGCACCAAGGCGCTTCAGCTCGCGTGGCGCGTAGTTTGGATGCACCAGCGTCAACACGTCAGCCGACTGCACATAGTGAATGTCGAACAGGTCTGCTTCTGCGTATGGGTTGGTGATTTCGTAAGGCACGCCACCAGACAGCAGGGTTGCACCTTCTGTGTGAAAGCGAATGTAGCCAGCGTTCAGCTCGATGACCATTGTCTGGGTCGTGTTGAACGTGAATGGAATCAGGCGAACCTTCTTGCTTGAGTCCTTGACCTCGCGCACAAACGCAAAGCCAGCGCGGTTCTCGGCTGGGCCTTGTGGCTTGCTGATGAAGTTACGCATGCGAGCTGCGCCAGACTGGAACTTGTTGTCATCGATGCGGCCAAACATCTCTGGCGACATTTCGCCACCAGCAAACGATTTTTGAAGCGTGCGGAAATTAGCCATCACTCGGCTCCTTGTTCATTGGGGATTGAGTAGTAGCGGTCACCAAACTTCTTGACGGTGAAGCCACGCTCCTCCTCGCCAGCGACAGCCTTGTCCCATGATTCGTGGCTTTTACCCTTTAGCATCAAGTAGCTCTCGGATGGTAGGCCGTGCTTTTCTTTCTCAGCGTCTGTGGTTTCGCGCACAGAACCCCAGTGGCCAAGGTTTTCACCTTTGCCTGTTGGCCCCATGCCAGCGGCCATTGCAGCCTCGTAGTCGTAGTCTTCACCTTCAGGGTCGAACTCGTTCTTGGTGTTGGGCTTGTGGACGATTTGAGTGAAGGCCGCAGCGGCCAAGTCAAGAATTGGTAGTGAGGCCATGCTTATCTCCCAGCCATCCAGCCAACGATTTGCTGCGGGTTGGCTTTGCGTTGGTTGGCATCAGACGATGCAGCCTTTGACAAGTACGCTGTCATCATTGCTGTGCAGCGCTTGGCTTCAGCAGCGCCAGCGTCACCCTTGATGATTGGGCCAGCCAGCATCGATGCCAAGTGCCACGACAGCGTCATGGTGAACAGTGGCGAGAACTTTGTTGGGTCGCTGATTGATGCCACATAACGCAGCACAGCGTCTTTCTGGTCAGTGAAGATGACCTGCGAGCCGTCTTCCAAAATCTCAGCAGAGAAGTCTTGCGGGACGTAGCGACCAGCGGCCACGACAGGCGCAAAGTTGGCCGATGTGAATGGTGTGTCTGTTGGGACAAAGTGCGATGAGTAGTCGTCATTCGCGTCTGGCGGGATGACTGCAATCAAGTTGACCACGTCAGCGGGTACGGCGTAGCAGTAGTCCCACTCAGGCCAAGGGCTTGTCAGCGCCGCCAGTGAAGCACGCTTGGTGGCAAAGCCCCATGAGTGCATCTCAAACAGAGTGTCACGCGCAATGGGGTAGAAGCGAGCGCAATGCTCAGACTGTACGGAGCCTTCAGGCGGCTTGATGCTTGACACAGTGGCAGTGTCGCCAAGGTGAGAAAGTGCTAAGTTGCAAATATCGATTTCTGATGCCATGACAGGCTCCTATGAAAAAGGGGTGACTACGGTTTCCCACAGCCACCCCCGATGCCTTCAAAAAAGAAGAACTACACCGAGCTTATTCTGCGTCAGCAGTTTCAACTGGTTCAGCTTCTGCGCCTTTTTTCCACTTTTTAGCGGGTTTGGCCTGAGCTTCTTCCTCTTCAACTAGCTCTAGGTTCTCACCTAGTTTGCCTTCAAACTCAACAATCTCGCCTTCCTCACGGATGGCATTGTTGATGAATGACTTTGCAAGTACGCGACATTTCGCCATGATGTATTCCTTTTAAATTTAAGCAACAGTGAAGCCAGAAGCGTAGAACTTCTTGCCGTCTTGGATGGCTTCAACGAAGTCGACAGTCACTTTACCAGTTGATGGTGCAGTGCCAGTCACATCGAAGTATGCACCCAAATAGCGTTGGCCCAAAGAACCAATCGCAGGGGGCAACACCAACACATACTGAGAGCCGAGTGTCAGACCAGCCAAGAGGACGGTTTGAGCAGCACGCACAGTAGGAGTACCCAAGTCAGCAGCAGCAGAAGTGATGACTTGCAAAGCAACGCTGGTGGCGTTGTTGAAGGCTTCAGTCACTGTGAACACTGCGTACAAAGGCTTGCCTTCACCCATGTCGCGAGCAACGCTCAAGTCGATGGTGTTGGTGGAAGCTGCATCAGCAGTGATGGCTTGGTCTTCGGAGACACGGAGCAGTTTATCGGTAATCATTTGAATTTCCTTTCAAGGTTTAGAGCGGGGGAAGCGTTAGCCTCCCCCATGCCAATTAGCTAACAGCAGCTTCAGTGTTCAAGATTGCGTCAACACGGCGCAAAGGAACACCCAAGAACGACAACCAGCTAAATGGTGTGCCGAACTGAGACAAGCCTTCGTTCACTTTCAGAACGTACTGGCTCTTGTCCAAAGCGGCAACGCTCAGACCTGAGTGAACTGTACGGTTCATGTAGAAAGCAGCACGGCCCATCGCCATGTTTGGAATGCGATACAAAGCGCGAGCCATCAACTTGATGACAGCGGTTGCGGCGCTTGCAGCTTGAGTGCCAGTCTGGCCAACCAAGTCGCTCACATCGATGTTACAGATGCGAACAACATAGCGCCAGTCTTTCACGACCAAGCCGTTCTTCCATTGGTAGCGAGTAGCGTAGGCTTGCAAACGAGTGCCATCGCTGTTGTACACGGTTTGTTCGCCGAGGTCTTCGTGAATCAAACCAGCCTTAGAGCCTTTAGGGAAAGGGCAGTACACAGTGTTGTCACCCCACACCACCAAGTAGATGGATGTGTTGTCAGAGCTAGAACCACCAGCGCTGATGATGTTCTGCGCGTTGGAGGCAGACAAGCTAGAGTAGCGAGCAGCCAAGCCCAAGAATTGCTTGGGGTCTGTCGATGGGTTGCCGTAGAACAAAGTCGTGGCTTGAGTCTGGTTCATAGCTTCCAAGAAAGCTGTGTCTTCAGACAAACGGAATTGAGCGGTGTTGCCGTTCAACATAGCCAAGTCTTTGTCGACTTCAGAGCGAGCTTCCAAGATGCCGCAAGCCTCGTCCACTTGAGCAGTGGTCGATTTGCTGTTTGGGATACCTTGGTTCAATGCACGCCAGTAGACGGTGGGCAAACCAGTGCGAATCACGACACGGTCGCCAGTAGGCAAGTTGCCTTCTTTGAACACGCAGTCTTCCAAGATTTCGTTGGATTGCGAGAGCAATTCTGCAACGATTGGGATTCGACCATCTGGGTCGGTACGTTTGGCCCAGTCGGCCAAGGTCAGGGAGGTATTAGCAAGAGTTGCCATTTTTAATTTCCTTTAAGATTGCTGATTTGAATAAAGTGCCGAGGCTTGGTCGTTAAACGACTGGGGCGCACTACGAGGGTTCGCACCAGTTGTTGAACCAACAAACTTGTCTTCACTGATTGCCTTGCCAGCTCGGTACATAAACCGAATTACTTCGGGGTTATTTCCCAAGCCAGACTCATTGAGCAGCGTGCGTAGTTCGGGAGTACCAAAAGAGTCCAGAGCTTTCTTTGCAACAGCCAAGTTTTCGTTCAGCTTTTCGCCTCCGAACTCTTTGTCTGATTGCGCTGATTGCGCCCAGTCATTCTTGATACTCTCAAACTGCTCCATTTGACGTTGGGCCAGTGTTGGCCCCATCTTGTCGAGCAGTTTCTGCGCGGCTTCCTGCGACAGATTGGCTTCTTTGGCAACTTCCGAAAATGCGTTCAGCGTTTCGGAATCGAACTCTTTGCCTTCGGGGGCTTTGAACTCGTAGCTTTCAGGCGCACCTTGAGGTTTGCCATCCGTGTTGCCATCAGTAGCCCCATCCTTCACACCGTCTTGAGTGCTAGTTTGGTTCTGGTCTGCATTGGCTTGCTGCTGGTTCGCGACCTGCTCAGTACCTTTCGGCGCTGTGCTGGTTGCGTCTTGCGATGAGGCCGTACCTTCAGTGGTCGTTGCGGCTGTGTCCGTCATCAGCGATTCCATTGGATTGCTCCTTGATTAGTTGCATGTAAAGCTCTGGGCAGTGAGCGTGAAGCATTGCCAGCATGCGGTTGCCGTAGTTCCTGTTACCTTCTGCGAATGCCATTTGCATCGAGTTGGTGTTGAACGACAGCCTGTACACACCTGATTGCTCCAGAAGTCGACCGACAATGCGGCGACCCCTCCGACTACCCATGAGCCATTTGAGGTCAGCTTCTTCGTTCTTGGCGGCATTGCGTTCGCGCAGCTCCCTCTCGGAAGCCTTACGCTCTTGCGTTTGCACATCAGTTGGGTCGTAGCTTGTACTCATGTTGTCAATCTATCCACACCGTCTTGGGTTACGGTCACCATCAGGTATCGTTTTTCACCAAGCAAATCACAAACATGCTTGAGCATGAGTTGTTGTTTGCAGAGCCGATGACCGTTGCTTCAACGGTCGTCTTCTCAGGTATTGATGGCGGCAGCTCAAAGGCGTAGTTGGCCACGCCGTTGTTGACCGCAGTGATGGCTGCTGTGCGTCTGATGCCATCCTCTGACACGGTAAGCAACCTGCCCTCAATCGATGTTGAGCCAGACTCTTGGCCAGCCGAAAGCAAGCCCTGCATCAAGTAGCCAGTGTGTCCAGCGGGTACTGTGTAGCAGCCAGTGGTTGTGCTGTTGTAGTTGTACTTGATGAGGTTGTATTTTGTTGCTGGAACGCCAGCAGTCACAGCACCAGTGCCAAAGTAGATGTCGCCAGCAGCGCTGTGAAGCGAGCCAGCAGTTGCAACGTATGCTGAGTTGATGCGAATCATCGCTGTCGACATGGTCACGGCTGTCTGGCCGTTCATTGTCACAGTCTCTGTCACTTCGTTGTAGTTGGCATCCAAGCCTTGGACGACCACGGTGTGAGCGCCAGTACCTGCGGCAGTGTCGTTTGCGCTCGATGAGCTGACGGTCATCTGCAATGCAGCGTCTGGATGTGGTTGCATGCTTGGCAAAGGCCAAACCGTGACCTCAACTTGGTCGACATCTTTGTTGAAGCCGAAGACCACCACAGTCCTGTGGCCAGCAATAAGGCCGCGAGACACCTGAATACCGAACGGTTCCGCTCGGCCTCGCTCAGTAATTGATGGCCAATGCATCAGCTCGCACCGTACAGAGCGTTGGAGATGTTGTTGATGCGAGTGCCTTCACCACTGTCGCCGTACAAAGACTCAGCCTTGTCTTGCTTCTTGCTCTCGCCGCCAATTTCCATGTCGGTGATTTGCAAGCACATGCGTGACTCAGCATCGCTGCCTTCGTACTGGTTGGAGCTGACAGACTTCACCACAACCTTGGCGGTAATCATCATCTCAGTGCCTACCTTGGGCAAGTTGCTGATGCCCAGCTTCTCCATTGAGCCGTCATCGAGGTCGATGCTCAAGCCGTATGGGTAAGCTGGCTCTTTGACCTCAAGGGCTTGGCCAGTGTATTCGCCGCGCTCTTCAGCGGCCATCTTCATGTTGACGAGTGCCATGATTTTTCCTTATGCGAGGCGGTCGAGTTTGAACAGGTTGCGTGCCAACTTGTCGAGGATGTCATCGATGACGTTTTGAATGTGTGACTCACCACCCATCAAAGCGCGGTTGGCTTCGATGTAGTCGTAAATCTTGCGAGCTTCAGCCGAGTAGCTACTCACGTCAACACCCTTGAACTGCACGGCTTGCTGAGTGCAGCCCATCCAGCTTTCAGCCAGTGAGTCGAGGCCATCTTCAAGTGCGCTGTATGTGTCGCCCAAAGCCTCATGCGCGGCAAAGCTGCCAGCGCCTGTGGTCATCAAATGAACCTTGTGCAAGGTGTCAACGGCTGTGAGCAGCTTCTCGATGAATGCTGTTGCATCCGAGCTGTTGCCGTACTTCTCTGCGCTGCCGTACAGCAGTGTGCCTTTTGTTGCCATGATGGTTTCCTATCGTGAGTTGTAGCCAGAGAACATGTCCATCACGTTGGTCAACGCACTGGGTTCGGTGGTTTGTGCGCCAGCGAGGTTGCGAGCAACTTCTGACTGGGTGTGCATGGCTTCGGTCTGCGCTTGTGCAGCCTGTGCCTTGTTGCGTGCATCGCGAACGATGGCCACTTGGTCGTTGGCCACGATGAGCTTGGGGTCAACGCCGAGCATGTCAGAGTAAGCGTCAGCCCACTCGTCAGCATTGAACTTGTCAAGCACGTCAGGCTTGTACTGAGCGACCATGCCGAGGTTGCCAACGAAGCGGTCAACGCCGTTTGTGCCAATGGCACGCTGGGCTTGAGCAAGCATCGACACGAACTCAACATTCAGCTCCATGCCCTGCATCTCTTCAGGTGGTGGAGGTAGCACGCCAGCTTCAAGCATGCGTGTGAAGGTTGTCTCGATGAGTGGGTCAAGCAGCTCGTTGTGCAAACGCTCAAGCACTGGGCCAAGCATCAGCAGCTTCTCTTCGTGGCGCTCTGCAACCTCTGTCGCAGTCATGCGAGTGTCAGTGGCGTTGGCCAGCATCAAGAACAAGTCAGCATAGAAAGCACCACGCACACGCTCGCGACAGTCTTGGATGTCCATCAGCAAGTGGTCGAGGTTCAGGTTGACCTCAAACATGGACTTGATGCCGCCGCTTGGGCTGTTCGCGTCAACGAACGTGATGCCGTTTGGCAAGCGCTCGACATCGCGGTTCTTCATCGATGTGGGAACCTGCAACGGTGGCATGGTCTGGTAGTCAATCGCTTGAGCTTTGCGGAGCTGCTCATGCTGCAACTGCTTGATGTCGCCAAGTGCTTCCATCGCTGGGCTGTTGCCGTAGATGTCACCACCAGCAGTGGCCCAACGAGGCACGACAGCAGGGAACTCTTTGAAGCCAGACTCACGCAGGTACTTGTTGCGGTCACCACCAATCTCGAAGTAGTACGAGGCCCAAGGCATGTTGAGCGCGTCCTTCTTGCGAATGTCGCGGTCGGCGCGTGGTTCAATGGCGTGGATGATGGGAATCCAAGCATCTAAGCTGCCACGGTCGTACATGTTCTGCACGGTCTTT